GGTAAAATGAGTAGCTATAAATATGCTATGTTGCCGGAAAGTGAGGATCAGAATGAAAATAAGCAGGATTAAAAACCAGATATCTGAGGCAGCGACAGAAGCCTGTGGGTATTCTCCACTAACAAAAGTGGTTTCAGAGGAAGAAATCAACAGGATTTTGGAGCAGGAAAGCGGATGGATTCCAGTAAGTGAGAGACTGCCGGAAGAATCTCTTAATAGTGTAATTGGATGGGATACATATCGAAACCGTTGTTGCTTTGTACAATATTTGGGAGGACGGTTTGTCCTCGGTGATGATATTGATAGTGTAAATGTCACAGCCTGGATGCCGCTGCCGGAGCCGTACATGGAAAGCGAGGGATAGCAATGGAATATGGCTATATCAGAGTTTCTTCCAAAGAGCAGAACGAAGCCAGACAACTTGATGCATTGCATAAACAGGGCATAGAGGACAAAAATATCTATATGGATAAACAGTCGGGTAAGGATTTTAACCGCCCGAAATATAAAATCCTTTATCGCAAACTGAAAAAAGGAGATGTACTGTACATAAAAAGTATTGACCGGATGGGAAGAAACTATGATGAAATTATACAGGAATGGCGCCGAATCACACGTTTTCGTGAAGCTGATATTGTGGTGTTGGACATGCCGCTGCTTGACACGAGGCGGGGGAAAGACCTTATGGGTACATTCCTGAGTGACATTGTATTGCAGGTGCTTTCCTTTGTGGCAGAGAATGAGAGAACCAATATCCGGCAGAGGCAGGCAGAGGGAATTGCGGCAGCAAAAGCCAGAGGTGTGAAATTTGGCAGACCATCAATTCCATTGCCGGAGAATTTTGACCAGATGCGTAGGAATTGGAGAGCCAGACACATCACAATAGAGGACGCGGCAAGGGAGTGCGGAATGTGCACAAAGACATTTTATAGTAAGGCGGTAAAAGCAGAAATGGAGGAAAATGATGCAGAATAGATTTTTATCCCGTGGAAAGCGGATTGATAATGGGGAATGGGTGGAAGGATATTTATATGGTATCTGGGAGAGAAGATATATCCTATGGGGAATGACCAATGATATCCCGAACATGGTCAAAGTAGACCCAGAAACCGTCTGCCAGTGCACCGCAATGCCTGATAAGAACAACAAACTGATCTTCGAGAATGACATTGCCATAAAGCATAATGATGATGATAAAGAGCCATATCTGATTAGATGGAGTGAGAATTACGCAGCATGGGAACTGGCACAATGCGGATGTGCTATGTACGGATTTTTCGATGTTGATTTCGGCGAAATAGAGGTAATCGGTAATGCGATTGATAATCCGGAGCTGTTGGAGGTGTAAACATGACGGAGAATGAAGCAATTGAAGAATTAAAATTTGATTGTAACGAACTTGGAAAAGCGATTCCGTGTGATACATCATGGGGGAAATCTTTTGAAAATGCTTATGCAATGGCAATAAACGCACTGGAAGAGGTACAGAAATACCGGAAAATCGAAAAAGACTTAAAAGAACGTTATCATGCCAACGTAGATATTCCGCTTTTGATGCACCACTTTATCGAAACGGTGTTTGAAGGGGAGAAGCATGAGGGATTTTGCCTTTTAACAAACGAGGATGCTAAGGTGTGGGAAGAATATAAGGCGATCGGCACACCGGAAGAATGCCGGACGGCGGTGGAGAAGCAGACAGCGAAGAAAGTGAAATCAATATCCCAGGTAAAAGACGGAGACAGCTATGTCGGTCTTATAGGGAGATGTCCTTGCTGTGGAGACATATTGGAAGAGGATACCGTATATTGTGATTGCGGCCAGAGATTAGATTGGGGGACGAGCGATGAGATTGATTGATGCGGACGATGTAAAGAAGATGATTTCTGATACATTTGAGAAGGAAAAGGATGTTATAAATAGCTTTTGGAAAATGGGTACGTTGATGGAAAAAGTCGACGAAATTCAGACCGCTTACAATGTGGATGCGGTTGTAAGCGAATTGGATAAGGCAAGTTGTGTTGCACAGCCTGTAGGATGGAGTGCAAAAAAAGAAATTGTTGAACTTAAAACGGTAATTGAGATTGTGAAAGGTGGAGGTGTAGATGAAACAAACTGACATAGAAATGTCTTATGCCAAGCTGAAGGAATCTGATGATAGATTAAAAATCTTGAAAACAGAAACTGGAAAAGAAAGATTTATCAACAGTAAATGTGCTTATGAGTACCGGATAAAAAGCGCAGGCAGAGTTTTAAGACATATCCGTGACGAGTACAGGACAGGCAGACTGTGCGATTTGGAAACACTTCTCCGGCATTGCCAGGATAAACTAAATGGCAGCATTGACGGAATTGAACTGGAACTGAAAGAAGGAAAATCGTTCCGATTCGAGAAAGACGAGCAGGAAAAAACGAAAGGAACGTTTAATACAGTATTGGTTGATATGCCAGAGCTGACAGGTAAAGGTAAGCAAGATGATTTTAAAATTAATAGGGATAATAATTGTTATTTCATTTTATGATGAGATGGAAAAAGCACGGGAAAAGAAAGAACTGCATAATGTTGTATACTGGGGAATCCTGTTAATAACTGCATTCATTATGATCTGGAATTAAAAATCATTAGTAATAGACAATATTACACGCGTAAATTATAATTACATATAAATTACAAATATAATTATAAAAGGAGACAATGACATGCAGACATTATCAGATCAGGAAAAGAAAGTTTTAAAAATTATCAAGGAGTCAGAGCAGCAGTTGATGCCGGAAGAAATCACGGAAGAGATAAACAAAAAATACGGGCAGGTTTGGCCGGTGCAGGTTACTCTGACGTTTATGGCAAGATTAGAGAAGCTGGGATATACGGATACTAATAAACAATGAAGAACAGGCAGGGAGAAAAATAAAACAAGCAGAGGGGGAATGTGTGTGAATGAGAAAGAAGTGTACGAGATCTGTATGAGTGTAGATAGCATCATAGCCGATAAACTGACAGAATCAATCATTGTTGGTACCAGTTATGACATGTTAGAAGCTCATTATGGCATTCTCCCGATCAGTCGGAGAAATTTTTACCGGAGGAAAGAGATAGCGCAAAGACTAACGCAACAAAAAAACGAATTTAGAGGAAGAAAAGAATGAGAAATGCGGATGGTATAGAGATATAATAGATATTTTTATATTTGTAATTGATTATTGTGGGGTTATGTAGTAGAATTTAATAAAAGGAGGTATGCGGTAATGTTAGCATTGGAAGTACAAGTAGAATTTGCAGAGATTTTAGTAAAACTTAGGGGAAAACAGGCAACAGTTTCTGATCTAAGCCAACTTCTTTATTTGGTTAGGCTTTATAAGAAGGAGATACCGGATGATATTAAACTTATTATGTTAAGTATTCCAAACATTGTGTTGAGAGATAATTGTGAACTGAAAAGTGACGCAGGGAAGTGGGCGAGTAAATATGGAGAATATTTTTCAGGCAATTGTGTTAACCTTGTGGAGTGGAAAAATAAATTTAGTAGTAAGTGTTTTGATTTGAAAGATATGAGTGACTTTATGAAATATGTGTTAGAAGATCAGGAAAGATTAAATAGTGATTTCTATTTGAGAAATCCGGAGGTAACATTGAGGGATGATGTATGTATAAAATCTGGGAGAAAATTTCAGAATGAGCAGATTATATATGCTATGGTACTTGAAAAGGCACTCATGATGTAGCATAAGTAAAGTTACAAAGAATGAAGCGATTTGACATAAATATATTTATTTACCATAATATATTCATAAATCAGCATCATAGAACCGAATGTATGAGACTACAATTAGTTTCATGCACTCGGTTTTTTATTTAAAAATTGGCACAAATCTTATTACTCACTGTTTTATAATTATGCTATAAGAGAAAAAACAGGAGGAGATAGATAGTGAACGAGATAGACCACAAAAAGGAATACTTGAAACAATATGAAAAAGCAGTGCGTCAGATGAAACGTAGTGAGGAAAAGATCAAAGAAATGCATTTAAGCAAGATTATGCCATCTGCAGGCAATGACGGCATGCCACACGCACATAACAACACAGATCTATCTGCTTATGCTGCACTACTGGACGAAGAGGAAAGACGGTACATGAAAGCCAGATATCACAGAATCAAGCTGTGCAGGGAGATCACAGATAAAATAGAGCGGATGGATAACGAAGATGAAAAGGACGTATTGATGTACCGATACATCAGACTGATGAAGTGGGAGGATATCTGTGTGAAGATGGGGCATAGTTGGCAACATACACACAGAATCCATAAAAAAGCACTGGAAAATTTTAAAATGTGATTAAATGTGATACTCAAAATATGATATTGTTATACTAACCGAAAGGTTCAAAGGGAGATTGCGGCAGCAGTCTCTTTTTTCATGCTCACAACATTAAGCGGCTCCATGAAACCTGGGGGAGCCGCGACCTCCGTATGAATGGGGAGATTAGAATGAATAAAGAAAGATACAGTGATCCGACAGCCGAACAGGCGATTGCGCATGTGATGAGGGAATATAGAGAAAAGAAAAAGCAGGAAGGTGGCAGCAGTGGCAAGGAGTCCGAACGAAAAGGCAGAGAAAGCCCGAAAACTATACAAAAAAGGAATGAAGCTGGTTGAGATTGCAAGTCAACTAGACGTTCCTCCAGGTACGGTTCGAAGATGGAAAAGTACATACCATTGGGATGGTGAGCATCAAAGCGAGCGTTCGGAAAAGAAAAGCGAACGTTCGGAAAACAAAAAGAGCGTTAGAAAAAAAGCTATAGCTGATGAAGTCAAGCAGGTAATACAGAACACCGAATTGACCGATAAACAACAGCTTTTTTGCATACATTACATCCGGTGTTTCAACGCTACTAAGGCATATCAGAAAGCGTATGGCGTTGATTATGCGACTGCGGCATCAATAGGATATCGTTTGTTGGAAAATGATGGAGTGAAAGAAGAAATTCTCCGGCTAAAACAGAATCGGCTCAACAGGGAATTTGTGAGTGAGTCGGATATATTTCAGAAGTACATGGATATTGCCTTTGCGGATATGACTGATTTTGTAGAATTTGGAAACGGAACGTTTACAGATCCGGAGACGAATGAAGAAGTTCAATACAGCTATGTGAATTTAAAAGACAGTAAAGCTGTAGACGGAACATTAATTTCAGAGGTTTCCAAAGGGAAAGACGGTGCAAAGATTAAACTTGCCGACCGTATGAAAGCCTTGCAGTGGATTTCAGACCACATGGATCTTGCTACCGAGAAGCAGAGAGCTGAGATTGCCTTGCTGAAATCCAGAGCAGATGCCGGTAAGGATGACCGGGAGAGCAAACTGGATAAATTCTTTGAACAGATAGAGGGTGCGCTGAAAGATGCTGAGTGATCTGTATACACCAAAACAGCTTGATACATTCCACTTTGCCGTGAATAATGACTATTTTATGTTGATTAACCATGGCGCAAAGCGAACCGGGAAGACAGTTCTGGATAATGACCTCTTTCTGTACGAACTCCGCCGGATCAAAAAGATAGCCGCTGCACAGGGAGTGGAAAATCCACAATATATACTGGCGGGTGCAGATCTGGGAGCACTCAACCGAAATGTACTGATCGAGCTGTCGAACAAATATGGCATAGAATTTCATTTTGATAAATTCAACCGATTTAAGCTGTTCGGGGTACAGGTGTGCTGTTTTGGTCATTCAAAGATCAATGATCTGGGGCGTATCCGAGGAATGACCGCCTACGGTGCTTACATCAATGAGGGCACAATGGCAAAGCAGGAAGTATTTGACGAGATCAAGTCCAGATGTTCCGGAAATGGTGCAAGGATGCTGATCGACACGAACCCGGATAACCCAGAACATTGGTTGAAGAAAGATTTTATTGATAAAGCAGATGGGAAAATTATTAAGGAAGTGCAATACAGGCTGGATGATAATACGTTCCTGTCAGAACGCTATAAGCAGAACATGAAAGAGACCACACCGTCTGGAATGTTTTATGATCGTAATATAGAGGGAATGTGGGTCATGGGCGAAGGTGCCGTATACCGGGATTTTGATAAGAAAGTCCATTATATCAGCAGGGCAGAATTGCAAAAGGTCAATTTTGTTAAGTTTATTGCCGGTGTGGACTGGGGCTATGAACATTTCGGAGTAATCGTGCTGATTGGGAAAGACGATCAGGGCTGTTATTATCTGATCCGGGAGATTGCGCGCCAGTTTGAGGAAATAGATTTCTGGCTGGAGCAGGCACAGGCAATGAAAACTGAGTATGGGAGTATTCCATTCTATTGTGACTCTGCCCGCCCGGAATATGTGAAGAAGTTTAAGAAAAACGGTTTGCGGGCGGTCAATGCCAATAAAGCCGTATTAAGCGGAATTGAGCGTGTGGCACAGCTATACAAGCAGAACAAACTTCGGATAGTAGATGATGTAGAGCGGTTCCGTGATGAAATCTATATGTATGTGTGGAATGATAAGACCGGGGAGCCGGTAAAACAGTTCGATGATGTGCAGGATGCAATCCGGTATGCAATTTACACGGATGAGAACCGCGGCGGCATCGGTATTTTGAAATGAGGTAGAAAATGAAAAATATGAAAGTAAATATCCTTGGAACTGAATATTCGATTGAAACTCATAAGGTGTCAGAAGATGAGTATATGCAAAAGAATAGACTTGCTGGTTATTGCGGTGAGGAAGATAAAAAAATCATAATTGCCGACATGTCAGAGGAAGAATATTTCACAGGGATGGACGAAAAATCGCAAAAGAAATATTGGAGAAAAGTTTGTAGGCATGAAATTATCCACGCTTTTTTCAATGAGAGCGGTTTATCTGATTCCTCAAATTGTTATGATGGAGCATGGGCAAAAAATGAAGAAATGGTTGACTGGTTTGCAATTCAGTCACCGAAGATTTTTGCAGCATATCAGAGCCTTGAAATTTTGGGAGAATAACAATGGACATCGAAACAATGAAACAACTGATAAAAAAATACGAACCCGGTCATGCAGCGTTTGTGACACGGGCAGCAGTGGCAGAACGGTATTACCGGAATGAGACAGATATTTTATTCCGGGATAAGCCAAAAGAAGAAAAAGAGGAAGCGGACAATCCCTTGCGCAATGCAGACAACCGGATTCCCCGGAACTTCCACGGATTGATCGTGAATCAGAAAGCATCATATGCATTTACTGCACCGCCGTTGTTTGACGTAGGAAGTACCACGAGCAATAAGCGTATCACGGAAGCCCTGGGGGATGAATATGCCAAGAATTGCATGGAATTGTGCATCAATGCGGCAAATGCTTCTATCGGCTGGGTGCATTACTGGCAGGGAGAAAATGGTTTTGAGTGGGCGGTAGTTCCGTCTGCACAGATCATCCCGGTATTTAACCGGAGCCTGAAAAGGCGGCTGATCGGAACCATGCGTGTGTATCCGGACATTGACGAGAATACCGGTGATAACTATACCGTGTATGAATACTGGACGGATACAGAGTGCCAGGCATTCCGGAGAAGAACCGGTGATGCACTGGATCTGCTGACATACTATGACATGTTTGCGTATCCGGACAGTGGGGATATGGCTGCCAGTTACCGGCATGATTTTGGGGAAGTGCCATTTATCCCATTTTATAACAATAATATACATACAGATGATCTGCGAAACATAAAGCCGCTGATAGACGTATATGATAAGGTCTACAGCGGTTTTATTAATGATCTGGACGATATACAGGAACTGATTTTCGTATTGTCCGGATATGGCGGTGAAGATCTGAACAGTTTTCTTTCTGATTTGAAAAAATACAAGACTATCAAAGTAGATGGGGATGAGGGCGGTGCAGTATCAACACTTAATATTGAGATCCCGATTGAAGCCAGAAACAGCGTCTTAGAAGCCACCAGAAAGGCAATCTTCGAACAAGGGCAGGGATTCGATCCACAGCCAGAGAACTTCGGAAACCAGTCAGGTGAAGCACTGAAATTTATGTATTCACTGCTGGAGATGAAAACAGGACTTATGGAGACAGAATTTAAACTTGGTTTTGCACGTCTTGTCCGGGCGGTCTGTAGGAGCCTTGGCATCCAGTGCAACACCATTATACAGACATGGACCCGTACTTGTATCAAGAATGATACGGAGCAGGCACAGATATGCAGGGATTCGGTTGGCATTGTCAGTAAAAAGACGATCCTGAAAAATCATCCGTTGGTCGAAGATGCTGATGAGGAATTGAAGCAGATAGAAAAAGAAGAGAAAGAGGCACAGGAGAAAGCGGATGCTTACACCGGAGCCTTTGGACAGTCACAAAAGGATGATCCGGCGAAGAAAGATAATCAAGAAAAGAACAATGATCCAAAAAACATGGAATAAAGGAACGGGGCAGGTGATCGCATGGGTAAACGGACAGGTAAATACTGGCAGGAACGTTTTAAACAGATGGAGCAGGCACAGCACGATACTTCGTTTCAGAAAGTGCAGGAAATTCAGGAGCAGTTTGACAGATCCCTTGCGGCAATTAATGCAAAGATCAATTCCTGGTATCAGAGACTTGCAGATAACAATGGTGTATCTATGCAGGAAGCACGGAAACTGCTGAATGCAGGAGAACTGAAAGAATTTCACTGGAATGTTGAGCAATATATCAGATATGGACAGGAAAATAAAAAAAACGGAGAATGGGAGCAGCAGTTAGAAAATGCATCTGTGAGGGTGCATATCAGCAGACTGGAAGCCTTAAAACTTGAAATACAGCAGGAAGCAGAAAAGTTGTATGGAAACTGCATCGATGCAATAGATCAGCATATTAGGAATACATATACCTCTGATTTTTACCATACTGCCTATGAAATACAAAAAGGTGTCGGCATTGGCACGACCATAAACCGGCTGGATTCAAGAACCGTGGAGATGATCGTATGTAAACCCTGGGCGGTGGATGGAAAGAACTTTTCAGACCGCCTGTGGGAGAATAAGACAAAGCTGATCAATCAGCTGCATAACAGTCTATCGCGCATGTGCATCACAGGAGAAGCACCAGACCGGGCTATTGCAGAGATTGCCAAGAAGATGAAAGTATCTAGGGCACAGGCGGGCAGGGTAGTCATGACGGAATCTGCGGCATTTGCAAATAAGGCAAGACAGGACTGCATGAAAGAGTTGGATGTGCAGCAGTTTGAAATCATGGAGACATTAGACAGCCATACATGTGAGTTTTGTGGATCCATGGATCTGAAACATTTCCCCATGAAAGACTTTCAGATCGGTTTGACTGCACCGCCGTTCCATCCAAACTGCCGTGGCTGTACCTGTCCATATTTTGATGATGAATTTGACAGCGTGGGAGAGCGTGCGGCGAGAGGAGAGGATGGAAAGACCTATTATGTACCGGCAGATACGACTTATGAGGAGTGGAAGAGATCTTTTGTGGATGGCGACACAGAAGCAAGAGATAGACTTGGTCTTATTACAAATAATAATAAAGCAGATCCGAAGTATTACGATTTTAAAGGAAAAGATTTAAAAACAGTTGAACAGGAAATAAGTCAGAATGATTATGAAACAGCTGTTATATTTGAGGATGGAAAAGCAATCAGCTGCCAGCTTGGTAATGAAGACACTATAAAATTTACGAAGCATCAGTTAAAATTGATGAAAGGAAACGATGTTACACATAACCATCCATTGAGCACACCACCATCACCGGAAGATCTGTATCTGTTGGTAGATCATAAAGTCAGAAGTTTTAGAACCTGTGGGAAAAATGGTGCATATGTGTTAGAATATAATGAAAATATACAGCAACTTCCAACAAGTGATAAATTTAGTGATGATTATAACCGGCTGTTATATCAGTTAAAACCTAAAATAATCGAGCAATATTATAACGGACATAATGAACAGGAAGTACTTGTGAAACTGGGCGAAGAAATTTGGAATGAATTATACAAATTATATGGAGTAAAGCCTAGATTCGAGAGGAGATGAATCGAATGTCGCGAGAAATAGATAGATATCAATTGAAATCTTTATTTCCCATTTGCCAAGACTGTAAAAAAATTAAATTTGATGGAATTCCGTATTCGTGTAAAGCATATCCAAAGAAAAACGGAATACCGCCGGAAATCTGGAACGGTAAGGTTAAAAAATGTGACCATTATGAACCAAAAACCTAGGGTATAGTGTGCAGCCTATCCGAAAGAAAAGGGAATACCACCAGTCAGAAATGGCATGGTGGTATTTTTATACCCAAAATCAAAAGTTGCACCGGTGCAACCGCAAAATGTAAAACGACGGAAACAGGATTGTAAGCAGCAGTCCTGTTTTTATATTGTCCGAAGCCTTATGACATGAAAACTGCCGGCAGAATCCCATATCAGGGAAATAATGATAAGCGTGGCTGCAAATAAAGCCAGAAAGGAAGTAACCCATGAAGTTAGAGGAATTGTTAGGAGAAGAACTGTATAAACAGGTCGAAGAAAAGATCAATGCGGCAAATGCGAATGAACCGGACAAGCTGAAGCATATCAGGTATGCAGATCTGTCAGAGGGCGAGTATGTCAGCAAAGGAAAATATGATACCGCCGTGGCAGAAAAAGAGAATCTTGCCGGTCAGATTAAAACGCTCAACACTACGATCGGAGATCTGAAAAAGAACAATGCAGACAATGAAGCATTGCAGAGTACTATTACAGACCTGCAGGCGAAGCTGAAAGACCAGCAGACAGCCAATGAGCAGATTTCAAAGACCTATGCGTTGAAAGATTCCCTCACAAAGCAGGGAGTGCTTGATCCGGACTATCTGATTTATAAAGCGGGCGGACTGGACAAGTTTACGTTTGACAAAGAAGGTAAGCCGGTCGGCGTGGAGGATGCCGTGAAACCGTATAAGGAAGATAAAGCTATGGCGCATCTGTTCAAACAGGAGCAGCCAAAACCGCCGTATCAGCCGCAGGGTGGTGCCGGAGGAAGTGGAACGGTAAATCCATTTGCAAAAGAGACGTTTAATCTGACCAAACAGGGTGAACTTTTAAAATCCAACCCGGAGCAGGCAAAAGCAATGGCAGCAGTCGCCGGAGTAACAATTTAGAAAGAGAGGTAACTATTTATGGCAATTACAAAAATTGCAGACGTGATCGTACCGGAGTTATTTAATAAGTACGTGATTAACAGAACCATGGAGCTGTCCGCGTTTTTTCAGAGCGGGATCGTGGTAAACAGTCCGGAATTTGATACATTAGCAAGTGAAGCCGCAAGAACCCACAATATGCCGTTCTTCGAGGATTTACAGGGAGAATCCGAGCCGACACTGGAGGATGTAAAGATGACACCGGCAAAGATCGGTTCTAACAAAGATGTATCCACCACAATTCTCCGTCAGAAAATGTGGGCTGCCACAAATCTTTCTGCAGCATTAGCAGGTGCAGACCCGATGAAAGCAATCGGTGATCTGGTGGCACAGTACTGGGCGCGCGATATGCAGAAGGAATTGATTGCGATTCTTGCGGGCGTATTTGGAACCACCACGGCAGATCCAAGCGGAACACCGAAAGCGGAGACCAGAATGGCAGATCATATTCTTGATCTGACCACAGGAAAAGCAGAGGCTGCAAAGCAGATTAGCGCATCTGCATTTATCGATGCATGTCAGATGCTTGGAGATGCACAGTCGCAGCTTACCGGTGTGGCAATGCACTCTGCTACAAAATCTTATCTGAAAAAGCTGAACCTGATCGAGACAGAGCGTGATTCTACAGATGTTGAGTTTGACACCTATCAGGGCAGACGTGTGACCGTAGATGATGGATGCCCGGTTGCTGATAATGTATACACAACATACCTTTTCGGTAATGGAGCAGTTGCTTACGGCAATGGTTCTCCGGTCGGTCATGTTGCTACTGAGGTGGACCGTGACAAGCAGACTGGCGGCGGTGTGGATTATCTGATCAACCGTAAAGCATTTATCCTGCATCCGAGAGGAATCGCGTACACCGGGACAAAACGTGAGCATGTGGAGACTCCGACGAGGGCAGAACTTGCAATGGCAGAGAACTGGAATCCGGTATACGAACCGAAACAGCTTCGTATCGTTGCAATTAAGCATAAGATCGGGTAGCCTATGGATCTGGCAAAATTAAAGGCACTTCTTGGGATTGAGGATGATTCTAAGGATATGGTACTTGAATTTGTCATTGCAGATGTGGAGGAAATCATAAAAAACTATTGCCATGTGGAGAAAATGCCGGATGGATTGATAAACACCGGCTATCGCATGGCAATGGATCTGTATCGGAATGAAAATATTGGAAGTGAGTCGGCAGCAGTCGGCACGGTTTCCTCTATTTCTGAGGGGGACACTTCTACTTCATTCCGTCAGTATGTGGATGACAATTTCAAAGACACGGTGTTGAAAAATTATGAATCCTCGTTGAAACGATACAGAAAGGTGGCGTGGAGATGATCTCAGATGCAATTAAAAAAATGCAGGCAATGGCAAGGAAGGCACAGGAAGAGACATACGATGGGAAATGCACAGTAACGGAATTTCAGCCGATCAAAGATTCGAGAACAAAGATCACATCGGAAAAGGAAGTGGTTGTGTTAGAGGATGAGCCATGCCGCCTGTCATATTCGAATGTCAGTGCAGTAGACCAGACGGAAGCTGCCGCAAAGACGGCACAGGTCACAAAACTGTTTCTGTCCCCGGATACACAGATCAAGTCTGGAAGCAAGATCGCAGTCACGCAGGCAGGCATCACACGTGCATATGAATGCAGTGGTGTACCTGCGGTTTATCCGACGCATCAGGAGATTGTGCTTACACTGTCAGAGAGGTATGCATGATGGCAGGAATGGGAAGTTTTAATATCCGGGGACTTACGGAGCTGCAGAGAGAAATGGAAAAATTACAGGATCCGAATGCGTTTGTGGAGGCATGTGTGAAGGAACTGGCGGCAAGACTATTGCGGTTAGTCATAAAAAGAACACCCGTCGGGGATTATTCCGGGCAGTCTTATACTTGTGAGACAGGTTTTTCACATAAAGGGAAAAAAGTGAAAGGCAAACAAGGCGGAACTCTTCGCCGGGGATGGACAGCGGGGCAACGGGCATCAGCAAAGGGATACGCAGACAGTCTTACGGTAAATCATTTCGGGGGCACCTACGTGATTGAGATCGTAAATCCGGTCGAATATGCCAGTTATGTTGAATACGGCCACAGAACCGCAAATCATAAAGGCTGGGTCAAAGGACATTTTATGATGAAGATATCCGAACAGGAGTTACAGAACATGGCACCGCAGATCCTTGAACGAAAAATCAGAAAATACCTTGGAGATATCATGAAATGATAAATGAAATTATAGATGCGATCAGCATTGCCTTAGACAGCGAGTTTGAGGATGGTTATAAGATCCACAAGGATGAGATAAAGCAGGACTTGAAAGAGCCCTGTTTTTTTATACAGTTGATTGACCAGAGCATAAGCCCGCTTTGCGGGCAGCGGTATCTGCAAAATAATGCATTCTGTATCCAGTACTTTCCTGAATCTAAACTGAATCCATACGCAGAGTGCAACGATGTGGCAGAGCGTATGATGTTTGCTTTAGAGTATGTTACTCCGTTAGATGAGGACAGAGCAATACGTGGAACGAATAAGAACCATAAACTGGTTGACGGTGTATTGAATTTTTTTGTGAATTATAACCGGGTAATATTGAAAAAACCGGTACGTTCTGAGGTGATGGGACAGATTAAAATTCAGTCAGAAATGAAGGGAGAGTAACAAAATGGCAAATGCGAGTGGAAAGGTATTAGAAAAGCCGCAGGGAAAAGCGGCACAGAAATTTACAAAAGAACAGCTTCTTGCCTGTGCAAAGTACAGTGCCAGGAAAGATATAATGGACGCATTGCTTGATGAAAACAAAAAGTACACAAAAGCAGAAGCGGACACGTTATTAGAAAAATATATGAAAGGAAAGGTGAAATAAATGGCTTTAGGTGGAGGAACATTTACCGCACAGAATAAGGTGCTGCCAGGAGCATATATCAATTTTGTATCGGCGGCATCTGCAAACACGAACCTGTCAGACAGAGGCGTTGCGACAATGCCTTTAGAACTTGACTGGGGCGCGGAAGGGAAAGTCTTTGAGGTGACAAACGAGGACTTCCAGAAAAACAGTATGAAGATTTTCGGCTATGCATTCGATGATCCGAAAATGAAAGGACTGAATGATCTGTTCCTTGGGGCGCAGAAGCTTTATGCATACCGTTTAAACGGTGGCGGTGCAAAGGCTGCAAATACCATGGCAACCGCATTGTACAGCGGAACCCGTGGCAATGATATCCGGATTGCTATACAGAAAAATGCGGACGATGCAGATAAATTTGACGTTATTACTTACCTTGGCACAACCAAAGTAGATACGCAGACGGTAAAAACAGCAAAAGAGCTTGTGGCGAATGATTATGTTTCGTTTAAAGAGGAAATCGAGCTGGAAGATACGGCAGCCGCACCACTGACAGGTGGAACAAATGGAACTGTAGACGGAACGGCACATCAGACATATTTGGATCTGATTGAATCTTATTCTTATAACACCATGGGTGTTGCGGTAACGGATGAGACAACGAAAAAGTTATACGTTGCATTTAACAAACGGCTGCGCGATGAACTTGGAATTAAATTTCAGGTGGTACTCTACAATATTTCCGCAGATCACATGGGTGTTATCAATGTAAAAAATAAGACCACAGATGCGGGATGGAGTGAAGCAAGTCTTGTATACTGGGTTACTGGTGCAGAATGCGGATGTGCTGTAAATAAATCCTGCCAGAATAAAGTTTACGACGGTTCTTTTACGGTAGATGCATCGTATACACAGAATCAGTTAAGAGAGTCTATCAAAAATGGAGAATTTGTCTTGCACATGGTAAATTCAGATATCCGTGTTCTGGATGACATCAACTCCATGGTAAGCGTGACAGATACGCAGGGAGAACTTTTCAAAGACAATCAGACAGTCCGCGTGATCGATCAGATCGGTAATGATATCGCCGTATTATTCAGTACGAAATATCTCGGTACCATATCGAATGATGCGGCAGGAAGAACGTCTCTCTGGTCTGACATCGTGGCACATCATAGGGAACTTGAAAAAATCAGGGCAATCGAGAACTTCAGCGAAGATGATATTACGATCGCACAGGGAGAATCGAAAAAGTCGGTAGTGATCACAGATCAGGTGACAGTTGTTAATGCGATGAGTAAGCTCTATATGACTGTCACGGTAGCGTAGGAAGGAGTGAAGAAAGATGGGAAATACAGCTATTATGGATGCGGGCGATGCCGTCTATGGAAGCCTTGCGGAGTGTTTTATTACGATCGGTAAGAGACGGTACAATTTTATGAATCTGACAGAGTTCGAAAGCAAATGGGATGTTACGATCAGCGATGTCAAGATTTTAGGTAAAGTCGGCATGGGACACAAGGCTGCCGGTGGAAAGGGCACCTGGAAGGGAACTGCACATTATAATCAGTCAGTGCTCCGCACAATGGCAAACCAGTATCAGAAAACAGGAAACCTGCCTTATTTTGAAATCCAGGTGAGCAATGAGGATCCATCAAGCAATGCAGGCAGGCAGACAATTATTCACAGGGGATGCCTTTGTGATTCATTTATTCTTGCAAAGTTCCAGGCGGGCGAAGAAATTCTGGATGAAGATATTTCGGGAACCTTTGAGAGCTGGGATATGCCGGAGAAATTCAAAGAGTTAGAGGGTTTTAGAACAAATTAATGATGTTCCCTTCCTGCATCAGCGGGAGGGGATTTTTAAATAAAAAGGAGAGAAAGATATGTCAGAGTTCAGCAGATTTATGAAAGCAAACAAAAAGGTAAAAGCAAATCAGAAGTATGCTCCAACAGCGAGTCTTACAGATACAGACGGGAAGCCGCTTCTTTGGGAATTTCGCCAGATCACATCACGCGAGAATGAGGAACTGCGCAATGCATGTACTGTAGAGGTCCCGGTAACTGGAAAACCGAATATGTACCGCCCAAGGCTGAATACAGAAAAATACCTGTCAAAGATGATGGCAGCAGCAACCGTGTATCCTGATCTGTACGATGAAGAATTACAGGATTCCTACGGTGTGAAAACACCGGAAGATTTATTATATGCAATGGTGGATGGAGCCGGTGAATTTCAGATGTTTGAAGTGTGGATGCAGAAGTTCCAGGGATTTACAGACAGTCTCGATGTCAAGGTGGACGAAGCAAAAAACTAATTGAAGGAGGGGATGGTGAAGCAAACTTTGCTTACTATGCCCTTCTAAAATTACATATCCTGCCATCTGTATTTTTAAATATGGATGAACAGGAAAAAGCATTTGTGATCGCCGCAATAAAAATCAAGATCGAGAATGATAAGAAAAAAGAGCGGGAATTAAAGAGCAAGATTCATTAGGAAGGAGGCGTGATGTATGGCAGCTATTCAGACAGCGATAGAGCTTAATGACCAGTTTACCAGTGTTTTATATGGCATTATGGATGCAGTCAATCTTGCAACAGCGCAGATGTACGATATGCAGCAGGCAATGTCGATGGATATTGATACGAGCAGTCTGGAGGGAGCGCGAGAGGCAATCGATGAAGCAACAGCATCCTTAATTGCATTAAACGGTGCGGCACAGCAGCCGGCTTCTGCCCCGAATCCGCTTGTAGGAAGTTCTGCCCCGGTCGAGATTCCAGTGCAGTGGGAAACGAACAATCTGGATGTGTTTACAGGAACCGGGATAGATCGGTTTGAGCAGGAAGTACAGAGTGCCAATAGCATGTTAGAGCAGTTGAGCAGTACGCAGAATGATATTGCAAGTCAGGCATACAGTACAACGATCTTTCCGCCGGAGATGTTTCAGGATCTTAATTCCATGGCTGTCAGAATCGATTCGATCCGGGAACGGATACAGCAGATCGAAAGCAATCCGGTCAATATGGGAACAGATACAGCAAACTCCCAGTTGGAACAGTTGAGATCGCAATTAGACCGGGCGATTCAGGAGCAGAATAATCTTAATACCGCCATGCAGAACATGGATGTGTCCGGTGCAAATGCGGCATATCTCCAGTTATCGCAGACAGTAGGCAATACAGAGCGGTATATCCGTGATAATACGGATGAGCAGGGAAGATTCAATCAGGAGATCCAGGAGGGAGTATCCGGTTCAAATGAGCTGGTAAACATGATCAAGCGGGCAGTCGGAGCCTATGTCAGTATTCAGGGTGTTGGAAAAATACTTAATATGTCTGATGAACTGGCGCAGACAACCTCACGGCTGGATTTAATGAACAATTCATTTAATCAGATTAATGGAACTGCAAACGAAACCTCAGAATTGGTCAATATGGTATATGCTGCGGCACAGGATGCAAGAGGCTCTTTTAGCGATATGGCATCCGTTGTTGCGAGATTTGGTAATAATGCAAGAGATGCGTTTGGCAGTTCAGAGGAAGTAGTGGCTTTTGCAGATCTGGTTCAAAAGCAGATGACGATTGCAGGAGCAAGCACACAGGAAGCTGCAAATGCAGAATTGCAGTTATCACAGGCACTTGGTTCCGGTGTACTTCGTGGTGATGAATTGAATAGTATCTTCGAACAGGCACCGAACCTGATTCAGAACATTGCGGATTATCTCGATGTTCCGATAGGACGGATCAGAGAAATGGCGGCAGATGGAGAGCTTTCTGCCGATGTTGTAAAAGCGGCGATTTTTGCAGCCGCGGATGATATCAATGGTAAGTTTGATGAAATGCCAATGACCTGGGGACAGGCATGGACAAAAATGCAGAACGCTGCCATGATGGCTTTTCAAACTGTTTTACAGAGAATAAACAGTGCTACTGGCAGTGATGTTTTTGAAACATTTTCCGATAATGCAATAGATGCAATGGCGGTATTGGCGAATATTGTGCTGAATATTTTTGATTTTGCCAGTCAGGTTGGCACCTTCATTTCTGATAACTGGTCAGTTATTAGTCCAATTGTGTATGGGATTGCGGCGGCATTAGCTGTATGGTATGGATGGCAGATATTGTGTGCAACCGCAACAAACATTATGACGACAGCACAGAAAATTCAAAATGCAGTTATGGGGGCAAGCCCTGTGATGAGAATTGTACTTATTGTTATAGCATTAGTTGCAGCATTAATTGCACTGTGTAATTGGATTGCGAAAACAACAGGGATTGCGAATAGTGGCATAGGTGTCATAACAGGAGCACTGTTAACGGCAGCTGCTTTTATAGGAAATCTGTTTATCGGAGTTGCAAATACAATCATCGGAATTGGCGTGACTTTGTGGAATTTTATAGCAAATTTTGTAAATGCGTTTACCACTGTTTTCAATAATCCTGTTGCCACAATCGAAGCTCTAATCTTAAGCCTGTTTAATTTTATAGTGGAAGTGGTTGAATCGGCTGCCAGAATGCTTGATACGGTATTTGGAAGCAATCTCGCAGATGCAGTTGCGGGATTTCAAGGCAAAGTACAGGCAAAGGTGGATGCCGTGATAAGTGAAAATGGTGGATCAGAAATATTAAAGACGGTAGACATGTCAGATTATCAGTTCAACCGGTTCAATTATGGCGATGCTTTTGATACAGGTGCAGCATGGGGAGATGGAATTGCAGATAAAATCAGCAATTTCAGCCTGTCGGACATCTTTGGCAAAACAGATATCCCGAATCCGGATGATTACACATCCGGTTTTAGTGATGCAATCGCAAATTCGGGTGTAGGTGGCAACCTTGACAGTATTGCGGATGATACCAGTGCCATCAAAGATTCTGTGGATATCACGGACGAGGATCTGAAATATCTTAGGGATATTGCAGAGCAGGAAGCAGTCAATCGTTTCACAACAGCAGAAATTAAGCTGGATATGACAACGAATAATAACGTGAGCAGTGATGCTGACCTAGATGGTATTGTAGATGGAATGACGACAAAGGTTTTACAGGCATTAGAGACTGTGCGGGAAGGAGTATAGGAAATGGCATATAAATTATATCTGGATGGAGTGCTGTTTCCGGTTGCTCCATCCAAAGTAACCGTAAAAATCAATAATCAGAATGAAACAGTAACGTTGATCAATGAGGGAGAAGCGAATATTTTGAAATCTGCCGGATTGTCAGATGTGGAATTTGACCTTTTGCTCCCAAATGCAGAATATCCGTTTGCGTTATATCCACAGAAGTTCCGGAACGCCAAGTTTTACCTGGATAAGCTGGAAGAATTAAAGGTACAGAAGAAAAGTTTTCAGTATATCATGACAAGGGCATTTCCGAACGAAAAGAAGTTATTTCATACCAACATGACAGTTTCTCTTGAGGATTATTCCATTGTGGATGATGCCGGAGAGGGATTTGATACGACAGTCAAGATCAAACTGAAACAGTACCGGGAATTTACCACAAAGACCTGTACAGTGGATATATCACTTCCGAAACCACAGGCAGCAGTACAGCAGACCAGATCTGCAGGCAACGCACCAACTGGGGGAAGCTATACTGTAGTTTCCGGGGACTGTCTTTGGAAGATTGCGAAGCAGTTTTACGGGGATGGCGGAAAGTGGAGTGTGATCTACAATGCCAATAAATCAGTGATCGGTGGAAATCCGAATCTGATATATCCGGGGCAGGTGCTTACGATCCCGGCGGCATAAGACATAGGAGGTGGAAATGTACGAGTTATTAATACAAAACGGCAGCACAGTTTATCTGCCGCCGGTACAGGAAGAAGTAAAAGTAACTACAGAGCGGCAGATCAGTCCCGGCTCCATAGAATTTAGTTTCGTGGATACCGGGATTTCTATTGCGGAGGGAAATCCGGTACGTTTTAAGGATGGAGAAACAGGTGTGTTTTATGGCTTTATTTTCAAAATCAAGCGTGACAGGAGCAATATTATAAAAGTAACTGCCTATGATCAGATCCGCTATCTGAAAAACAAAGACACAATGGTATATGAGAACAAAACAGCTGCTGAGGTTGTGACGAAGATTGCCAATAATTTTGGGTTTCATCTTGGGACGATTACAGATACCATATGGAAAATCGCATCAAGAGTGGAAGATAACGAGTCTCTTATGGATATGATCGGAAATGCACTTGATCTGACATTGCAGAATACGGGTGATCTGTACATTCTCCATGATGACTGCGGAAAGCTGAATCTGTCTTTTATTGGTGATATGTATGTTCCAATCGTTATAGATGCAGAAACCGGACAGAATTATGATTATGAATCCTCGATTGATTCAGATACCTACAACCGGATCAAGCTGGTTTTTGACAATGAAAAGACAGGAAAAAGGGACGTATATATTGCACAGGATTCCTCTCACATGAATGACTGGGGAATATTACAGTATTTTGATACGCTGCAGGATGGAGAAAACGGGCAGGCGAAAGCGGATGCGCTTTTAAAACTTTATAATAAAGCCACAAAAACGCTGACGATTAAAGATGCATGCGGTGACTCCAGAGTACGCGGCGGATCGCTTGTTGTCGTACAGCTTGACCTAGGGGACGTGCAGATAAAAAATCTGATGCTTGTGGAAAAATGTGTACACAAATACGGTGAAAGTAAACACACAATGGATTTGACATTATCGGGAGGTGGCTTTAGTGCATGATGCAAATGATTTTGTAAGGGCAATACAGCAGGTATCAAACGGTGTTAATGAGGCAGGAAATCCGGCGGATGTGATGTCTGGCACTGTGATAGCGGCAGTTCCATTAAAAATAAAAGTGGAACAGAGGTTTGATATAGCCAGTGCACAGCTTATCGTACCGGAACATTTAACAGACCGCACTGTGGATATTGAATTAGATGGCGAGAGAAAGAAAATGAAGATTTACAGTGGATTAAAAACAGGTCAGCAGGTTGTGTTGATCCGGCAGAAGGGCGGCCAGAAGTTTTTAATTACAGACAGGGTGGTGTGATATGATTCCTGCAGTTAACAGTTTAAAAGAAATTGAAGTAGTAGAACAGCCATCCTTATGCCACCACATGATTCGGGAAACATGTAATGTTATAGGTGAGTGTGATGGCTTAGAGGCGGTAAAGCAGGCAGTTTATAATATTTTGAATACAGAACGGTACCGGCACATTATTTTTTCATGGAATTACGGAGTGGAATTGCAGGATCTGATCGGGAAACCGATGGATTATGTAATGGTAGAAGCAGAACGGAGAATTACAGAAGCTCTGATGCAGGATGATAGGATAGAATCCGTAGATAATTTTGAATTTGAAGTGCACAAAAAGACATTGCTTGCCGCATTTACGGTACACACAAAATATGGAAATGCAAAGATCGAGAAGGAGGTGGATGTTTAATGTATGAAGATCAGACATTTGATGTGATTTTACAGCGTATGCTGTCCCGCGTGCCTGAAACAATGGATAAAAGGGAGAGTTCGCCAATCTATGCTGCACTGGCACCGGCAGCAGTGGAACTGACATCGATGTATATTGCATTTGACTGTATGCTTGCGGAAACATTTGGAGACACGGCATCGAGGGAATATCTGATCCGGTTATGTGCAGATCGCGGTATTACACCAAAGAAAGCAACTCAGGCGGTACTTGAGTTAGAAACCGATGTGGAGGTTGCGGACGGAAAAAGATTTACCGGCGGGGAAAATACCTATATCGTTACGGCTCCAGGACAGGTTACCTGTGAGCAGATCGGTACGGTCGGAAATGAATATACAGGAGATGTTCTTCCAATCGAATATATTTCCGGACTCACGACCGCGAAGATTACGAGGGTTTTGATCTATGGAGAGACAGAAGAAAGTACAGAATCCCTGCGGCAGAGGTATTTTGAATCGTTTGAGGAAAGAGCATTTTCCGGGAATGTGAAAGATTACCGAAACAAAACACTTGCGCTGGCAGGAGTAGGAGCAGTCAAAGTGATACGGACATGGAATGGTCCGGGAACAGTGAAACTTGTTATTTTAGACAGTGCATATGGAAAAGCTACGGATACATTGATAGCTGCAGTACAGAAGGAATTTGATCCGAACGGTGATGGTATGGGAGACGGACTTGCACCAATCGGGCATGTGGTTACGGTCGAGACGGTGAAAGAGTCGGTGGTAAATATTGCGACGAATATCATTTTTGACAGTGGTTATGGATTGAACGAATGCAAAGCATTGATCGAGGATGCAATTAAAAAGTACATTTTATCGTTGCGGCAGGACTGGGAGAATCAAAATCATTTAATCGTGAGAATTGCGTCATTGGATGCGGCTATCATGGGAGTGAAAGGTGTACTTGATGTGACGGGAACAACTATCAATGAAAGTACAAAAAATCTTGAATTAACAGAATACGAGATTCCGGTCATGGGGGTGGTTACTTATGGAGAATAGATATATCAATCTTAAGGAGCTGCTCCCTTTGTATTTACAGGAATATAGTGAACTGGCTGAAATTATGAATACGGAAACACCGGAGTTTCGATTATTGGAATCCAGACATAGCAGGATGATCGATAATCGGTACATTATATCCTGCGACGAAGAGGGAATTTCTAGGTTTGAAAAGATTCTTAGTGTGACTCCGAAAAGCAATGATACGTTAGAGGACAGGATTTTCCGGTGTCTGACCAAATGGAATGTGTGTCTGCCGTATAACTATGCTTTCCTTGAAAGAAAATTAAAGGAATTGTGTGGTACAGAGTACGCAATAGACTTTGATATTCCCGGTCAGACAATGATCGTTAAAATCGGTATAGCGCAGAAAAATCAATATGATTCTGTGGTGGATATTTTAGACGAAATCGTGCCATGCAATATTTTGCTTAACACAGAACTGCTTTACAACCAGTACAGGAGCTTAAAACCATATCCGCATATTATACTGGGGCAGTTTACACACTGGGAATTGAGAAACATCAGTATTCCGAAGAATCTGAGTTCGAAGGTAGAAAATATCGCGAATTATACAATGGAAGAATTATCGCGGTTTACAGTGGAACAGGTTGCAGAAATCGGACTGAGAAAGAGAGGATAACATGAAACTTACAGATATTTTTAAATTTAAGCTGTTTGAAAGAACGGATCCGGTGGATATGGAAACCGTGAATGAGAATTTTGAGAGTGTAGAAAAACTTTTTAAGGGATTGGATCAGGTAGACAACACATCGGATTGTGATAAAAATGTGGCATCAGCTAAAAAAGCGGAATGTGATGGAAATGGAAAGAACATTTCCGAAACATATTTAAAGAAAACGGCAGTTGCCAACAATAACACTACCACGGAAGCAGGCTACGCACTTGATGCAAGACAGGCAAATCCGAATGTGGATGGCAGTTTGGCGAAACAGATAAGTACGTTAAACAGCGGTTTAAAGAAATATTATACACAGACAGAGGTTGATAATATTATTGAAAAAAACAAGGTGAAATCCATTGTTATAGAGTTCAAAGGCATTACTACCAATGAAAGCAAAGCATTTTTCCCTAAATATACCTATTGGGGATATGTCGGCGGAAAAACCACTGAAATTGATAATTTAATAGCACAGGGGCACACAATTCTTGGCGGTTTTATCTGCGGCGGTCCACACAACGATGCCTCCATGGCTGGCAATGGTTCAGATAACATAGGTGTTATAGTCGGTTCAGCAACTTATTATAACGTCCCATATTCATTTTACGTTTTTTCACAAGCTTATCAGACAATAAGGATTAAGGTCTGCGTTTTATATATTTAATATTTAACACAGTTTTATAGCAGTTATCTTTGTACTGATCTGTCCAAATGTCACAGCTTTTGGTACTTTTATTAAAAATTTTAAATTGGTAATTGCCTTACCAGATATTATTTCATGCATGGTCAGCCACGTGCCACCGTTTCCGCTGTTTGGGGCGGTGATTCCAATCGCCTGATCGACGGTACTTTTTAATGATACAACATCCACAGTAGAACTTTCAGAAACCCAACAGTAATAATTTACCAGCCACGTTCCGGAATCAATAGATAATCCGTCCGCACCTGCATAACTCCATGTATCGGAGAAGTATTTATTAAATTCGTTACTGCTTACCTGACGGTATCCGGTATTGAACATGGTTTTGGCGTCGGATTTCTTTAAATATGTGTCTGGAATGCTATTACCATCGCGATCTGCATCAGCCCGACCAACACGTACAGCAGGATAGGTATCGTCAAGTTCATTATGCGCGATCAGATTAATTACTTTGTCGCCAGTATCAAAAAGTGGCATAAGAGTCCCTATAAGTCCAGACCAGTCACCTTTTACAATTTTTATATACGACTTATTTGTTAAACTGCTGTTTTACGAACAAAGCGGACAACTTGGCACAAAAGAAAAACTATGTAGAAATATAATAAAATCAAGAGCCTAAGAGCCGATTACATGACCATGTGTTGTGTAGCCGGCTCTTTTAAATAACAAGCCTACGGGCAGAAAGAGAGGAAAAAAGAAAATGGAATCAATTATAACCGCATTAATCACAGGGGGGCTTGCACTGATTGGCACTGCACTGACAGTCAGTAGCAGTCAAAAAAGGACTGAACACAAACTGCAAACCGCACAGGCGGTCACAGATTGCAAGATTGAAGAGCTGACACGCGAAGTAAGATTACATAACAACTTCGCACAGCGTGTTCCGGTAATGGAAGAGCAGATCAGGGTAATTAACCACAGAATAGCAGATTTAGAGGAGGAGTGATATTATGGCAGATTTAGGATTTTTAACAGAATTTATGGTGCCGGTAATAGTAGGGATTTGCCTTTGCGTCGGCTATGTAATTAAGAAATGGATTAAGGACGTTGATAACAAGTGGATTCCTACTGTGTGCGCCGTTTTGGGCGTTATATTAGCAATTTGGATGAATGGATGGAGCGTTTCTCCATCAATCATTTTAAGCGGCTTATTCAGTGGATTAGCAAGCACCGGTTTACATCAGTTATTCAAACAGTATTTAGAGAAAGGCGGTAAAACAGAATGA